GGTGGATGGTGGTCGCGTGGCAAAAAGACTTCACCGGCTGGATCGTTGACTACGGAACATGGCCAGATCAGGGGCGACGTGAATTTTACAAGTCGGAATTGCCGCACACGATCGAGTCAAAGCTTCCGGGTCGCAGCTGGGATGAGGCATTTATTCACGCTCACAATACCCTTGAGGCGATGCTGTTGTCAGGATGGAGGGACCAAAACGGCCAGTCACGCGAGGTGGATTTGTTGCTAAAGGACGTTCGGGACGGAGGACAGAAAAAACAAATCGACGCACAAGTAAGCTACTCGACGCAAAAAACCAGAATCCGAACCTCGTTAGGATTTGGTCCAGCGCCGGGAAAAAAGCCTGTCCATTTTTATGGCGATAAAAACTTAGATCGCCATACGTTCAGCTATTGGGTCGAGAGAAGAAGCCAAAATCCCATGTTCGTGAATTTCGACTCAAATCATTGGAAAACCAATGCCGCAAGGATGCTAACCACTGTAGTGGGGGCAGCATCGTCGGTCTGTCTGCCAGGAACAGAAGATCACGTCCACGCAATGGTGGCTGAGCATTTCACGTCAGAGCGAGCGAAAACCAAGTCAGTTGACACCAATAGCCACACTGCATGGGACCAGCTGCCGGGGCGTGATAACGATTGGTGGGATTGCTACGTGGGCAATTGTGTGGCAGCTTCGATGCTGGGGGTATGTGTTCCGGGAACAGAGGTCAAACAAAAGGAGCGACGAACATTCGTAATGCCGGTGCGACGATGACAGAACGACGGGAATTCAAAATGCCAGGACATGGGATCGAGTGTGGGGCGTGCGGCCAAGTGCTGACATCCGTCTGCAGGACGACGCAGTCAGGGGGTTTCACGCTGCGAGAGCGGAGGTGTGACAATTGCGGAAAACTCAATGTGACGAGCGAGCGAAGAATCAAAACTCGCGACGTTAGAAAATATTTCAATTGAATTGCTACCCGTAACAATGTGATATTTTCATTGCACGTTGAGAGATTTATTCTCCGTGCATGACCACACTATCCGACCAAATCGCCGCCGATGCCGCCAAGCCGCAGTCAATGTCCGGCGATGGGGTCAGTGTCTCTAATCGATCGCTGCCGGATCAGATTGCCGCCGACAAATACGGTCGAGCCAACGCCGCAGCCGCATCACCGGCCAAGGCGCTCAAGACGATGTTCATGAAAATCGTCCCGCCGGGGGCTCAATAATGGGCATCCTCGACTTTTTTCGCAGGCCGAAGCCGTTGCGAGCCACTTTCGACATCGCGCAGACGACGCGAGAAAACAAAAACCATTGGGCCGCGACCGACAATTTGTCTGCCCGTGCTGAGCTGTCGCCAGGGGTTCGCCGAGTAATCCGCATCCGATCCCGCTACGAGGCCGCGAATAATTCGTGGTACTCGGGGATGATCAGAACCGCAGTCAATCACATCATCGGGCGAGGTCCGCGACTGCAGGTGATGACGGCAAACCCGGAATTCAATCAGCGACTTGAACTGGCCTACGATGCGTGGTCAAAAAAAATCAAGTTGGCATCAAAATACCGAACCGTCTACGGGGCCGAGTTTCGGGACGGCGAATCGTTCATCATGCGTGCCGAACGTCCTCGTAATTATCCGCTATCGCTCGATTTGAAAATTTTTGAAACCGAACAGATTGCCACGCCATGGACGGGGGCAATCCTGCAGGATGCGTACGTTGATGACGGCGTAAGGTTCGACGCTAATACGAATGAAATCGAATACTACGTCTACGATCATCACCCCGGTTCCAACATTCCCGTCTCAACGCTCAAGGGCGAGTGGTATTCCGCCAACGAGGTGCTGCATTTATTCCGCGCCGAACGACCGGGCCAAACACGAGGAATCCCGCGAGTAACGCCATCTCTGCAGACGTTGCCGATCATGCGCCGGCAAGAATTAGCGACGCTGTTTTCCGCTGAATCTGCCGCAAATTTCGCGATCTATATGAAGTCCAATTCCGCCGCAGTGGACCCCGCAGCCGCGCCGACAGACTTCGCCGAAATGGAGTTGGCTCGCAACATGCTGACGGTAATTCCCGAGGGATGGGACTTGGGCCAGATCGAGCCGAAACAACCTGGGCCACTGTACGAAATGTTCCAACGCCAGGCACTAATGAGCTTTTGCCGTTGTACGAACATGCCGTACGCGCTGGCAGCCGGTACGGCGAAAGACAGCAACTTTTCCAGCTATAAAGGCGACATTCGAAACGTATGGCGACCAGAGGTTGAGACCGAGCAAAATCATTTTGAGTTAACCGTTGTCGAGCCGGTATTTCAATGGTTTCTCGAAGCCGCTGTCTTCGTTCCGGGCTTGCTCGCAGGTGGTCCGCCAATCGATCAAATCAAACACGATTGGAACTGGCCGCCGCTGCCGGACATTGATCCCGCAGACACCGTATCGACCAACGCACAGCGAGTCTCAACGGGTCAGTGTTCTATCTCCCAAGTCTATTCCGAAAACGGGATGGATTGGGAAACGGAAGCCGCCAGCTCTGCCGCAGCATGGGGCGTTGAGGTGACGGATTACAAAAAGGCGGTGTTTGATCAGACGTTCGGGCTGACCCCGCAACCAATCCAGACGCAGTCAGCGCAACCCAGGTTCCCGCAGGTGTCGCCACAATGACAACACTCAATTTCACTGCAGCAATCGAGTTGAACGCAGCAGAAAACTCGCCAAAAACTGGTCAAAAACGGTTCAAAATCCTTGCGTATTCGGGCGGGCTACTTAATGTCGATGGGTTTCCATACCCGGTAGTTATTGATCTGGCAGGGCTGGTTTCAGATCATCAAATTCCGATCCTGCTCGACCACAAAAAGACGGTTGAAGCCACGCTTGGGCTTACAGATTCGATTCAAAACGACGGAAAAAGCCTCGTGATTTCTGGGCTCGTTACCGGCCAAAGCGATATTTGCAAGCAGGTAATCGCACAGGCCGCAGCGGGTCACACTTGGCAAGCCTCAATCGGGGCTCTGGTCACGGGCTCAGTCGAGATCGAGCCCGGCCAAACAGTCCAGGTCAACGGTCAATCATTTACGGGACCGTGCATTGTCGCACGATCCGCATCACTGAGAGAGACGAGCGTGTTACCGGTTGGTGCCGACTCGACGACGTCAGTTAATCTCGCTGCATCCGCAGCAATGAAGGGGCGAAAAATGTCTTTTGAAGAATGGCTCGCGAGCCTTGGAATTGCTGCAGCGACGCTGAGCGATACCGACCGAGCGACGCTGAGTATGGCTTACGATACCGCGATGGGGGCACCAGTGCCAGCCGCAGCTAGAGCCGCAACCGATCCAGCAACACCAGTAGAGCCGCCAGCGATGGCCGCAGGGGCAATGATGAATTTGAAAGCCGCGCTCGCTGCGCAAAATATGGAAATTGCAGCAAACCTTCGCCGAGTCGCCGAGATTCAGGCCGCCGCCGCTGGCAACCCAACGATCGCCGCAACCGCGATTGAACAGGGGTGGTCAACGGACCGGGTCAAGCTGGAGGTGCTTCAAGCATCCCTGGCAAAAACTCGACCAACATCATTCCGCGCCGCAGAAAGCAATCTCGATCAGGCCACTGTTTTAGAGGCCGCCATCTGCATGACTCGCAAAACCCGAGAGGTCGAAAAAGACTACTCGCCCGCGATCCTGCAGGCCGCTCATTCTCAATTCCGCCGGGGGATCGGACTCAAGCAAATGCTGCTGCAGGCCGCATCGGCCAACGGCTACCAAGCCAATGCAGGCGAGGGGATTCACACCGGCAATTTGCGGGACGTGCTGCGGTTTGCTTGCCCAAGCGGTCAAGAGCTGCAAGCAACCGGGTTTTCCACGGTCAGTGTGCCCAACATTTTGAGCAACGTCGCAAACAAGGAATTGTTGACCGGATACATGGAGGAGGATTCCGCATGGCGGGAAATCGCCGCCGTGAAATCGGTGAGCGACTTCAAGCAAGCCACCAGCTATCGGCTGCTCGACGACATGACGTACGAGCAACTGTCGCCAGGTGGTGAGATTCGCCATGGTACAGTCGGTGAAGAGACGTACACCCGGCAGGTCGATACCTACGCCAAAATGTTTGCCATCACCCGCACGATGATCATCAATGATGACATGGGGGCGTTCGACGATTTGCGAGCCCGAATCGGTCGAGGGTCAGCCAAAAAGTTCAACCAAGTTTTCTGGACTGAATTCACGAACAACAGTTCGTTTTTCACGTCCGGAAACACGAATTATTTGACGGGAGCAACAAGCAATCTCGGAACTGACGGGGTAGGGCTCGGGCTGGCTGTTCTGAAATTCCGCCAGATGACGAGTCCAACGGCAGACGGAAAGAAACGAATCAATGCCGACACCGCAAACCCAGTGGGCCGCACCGGGACCGGGGGCCGTCCTGAAATCCTGCTTGTGCCGCCAGAGCTCGAAGCGATTGCCGAGGCGCTTTACCGCAATCAAAACTTAGGAATGACGAAATCTTCCGACGCAAACATCTACGCCGGAAAATATCGTCCAGTCGTCGCGTGGCAGTTGTCGGACTCGACGTACACCGGCTATAGCACGACCGCATTTTACCTGCTCAATTCGCCAGGGTATTTGCCGACGACCGTAGTCAGTTTTCTGAACGGGGTCGAGACGCCAACGGTCGAAAGTGCCGACGCCGATTTCTCGACGCTGGGCATTCAACTCCGAGGTTATCACGACTTCGGGGTGGATCAGGCCGAGTATTTGGGCGGGGTCAAATCCAAGGGCGCACCCTGATGATTACGTCTGAATTGCATTTAATTACGTCAAGAATACATCAAAACTGAAAGATAAAATCATGGCACAAAGTCAAGCAGTGAGATACACGGGAGAGGACGAAAAACTGGATTACACTCCGTCCAGCGCAATCTCCGGCGGGGACGTAAACGTGATCAACGGACTGACCACAATTTCGGAAATCGACATCGCCAGCGGGAAGCAAGGAGAGATTGTTTACTGCGGTCAGTTCAAGGTTCCGAAAGACACGTCAACGTTTTCGCTGGGTGATCCAGTTTACTGGAACGCTTCTGGCTCCCCAGTGACGGGGACTGCATCCAGCGGAGCGGCAACGTCCACAATCGGAGCTAATACCCTGATGGGCTTTGCGATGGCCGACGCTGCAACCGGAGACAGCCAGGTCGTGTGTAATCTCCAGCCAACGATCCCATCGGCGCGATTTTTTATCATGCCGGAGGCGATTGGCACTGGAGCAGTCACTCACTCGACGCTGATTGTTCCGCGGAAAATGAAATTAATTTCTGTCAATTACGTGCATGCGACCGGCTCGACATCCGGTACGTTGCAGGTCGCGAAATGCACCGGAACGCAGGCTCCGGGGTCGGGCACAAACCTGCTGACAGGAACCATTGACATGAGCGCGACGACCGTCGCAAACACAGTCACTGCGGGGACGCTAATTGCGACTGCAGCCACGCTGACATTCGCTCAGGGCGATCGAGTTGCAATCGTTATCGCCGGGACTTTGACAAGTCTTGTCGGGGCGAGCGTGACGCTTACATTCCAGTACGTTTGATCGGAAAATCATGGCAAACATGCTCTCTGATGGTGTGGCAATTATGGTGACTTCCCTGCTCGACAACGCGGGCAGTGCGGTCACTTACACCGCCACAGTCTCAGGGAGCACGTTGGCCGTGGAGATGTTCCAAGGGCCCGAAAAGCCGACGATCGTACAAGTCGGAAACGAGGTCGTTGAAATGATCATGACCGATTTTGTGGGGGCTTCAGCCGACTTCGCGGGCGATCCAGTCAGAGGGGATCGTATCACGGTTGGCAGCGGGGCAATCTACGAGGTCAGGCCGATGGGATCGAGCAAGCCTTACTACCGGACGCTGGGACAAATTA